ATGTAACCAACGTGTTCTGCAACGTGTGCAGTCAACGCCGCTTGAATGGCCGGAGCACGGGGGTTCTGACCAATGAACTGCTGAATCAGCGGGTCTTGTAACAACATCATGTGCACTTGAATATGCGACTGATGATCTTGGTACATGAACGCTTTGAGGGGTTTGCCCTTGAGCACATTTTGATTCTCAGACACGGGGTCTGTGGGCTTCTGGTCTTCTTCCAGCGGTACTAACTTTTCTGCGTTTTTAATACCTAGCACTTCCAACATGCGGCGATGCAGTTGTGGTAAGTCATAAATGTCAGGCGCCATCTGCGCCATCTGAATCACAGCTTGGTACTGTACAACACGTTGACTCATGGTCGCTGCGTTGGGGTCGGACACAGGAATTACATCTACGTGTTCGTAGTCAGACTGCTTGGCGCGTGGGCCTTTTGTGCCCTCTGGCTCATACAAATAATCAGTGTCTGAATAATCACGGATGATGTTCTTCAGCAGACCCAACTCTTGCTTAAGTGCAAAGTGCACACGGGCTTGCACAGCCGTCATCACCTTTAACTGACGCTCTAAGAGAGCCAATGTTGTACCAACAGGAGCGTTGCCACTCATGTCGCTAACCTTCATATCAGCAGTAGCGGCAAACCTGCGACCTTCGTCCACAATGTTTTGAAGCAATGTGTACAGAGTTTGACTTGGCTCTTTGTATGGCAGTGGCAGGATGTTGTCGCGGATCGTGCCTGAACCCACATCTACATCTCGGAACTCTCCCGGTGCGATGGGTGTGTCATCTCCTTTGATGCGCAAGCCACGGGTCTTAAGTCCACCGGGCAAGTTGGCAAGTGTTCCGGCATCGATGAGTTGCCGCATGAGAGAGGTAGCGGATTTAGCAAAGCCTCCGATAAGATGGAAAAGCCCGAAGCCGTAAGCTCCAAAGCCCGGAATATATTGGTAGTGCACAAAGTGCTGACGCTTGAGTTTGAGTGGGTCATCTTCCTCCCAATTGCGACGAATGGCCAACACATCGTTAGCGCCTTTGATTAACGTCACCACATACGGCAACATGATGCCTGTGGGTTCACCATCTTCCTCATCCTCAAAGCCTTTGAGGTCTAGGTCAACGTGGCACTCATACAGTGTGTAACGCTCATCATTAAGGTCACTAAAGCCTGTCTCTTTGTCTTTGGCTTTCTGAATATCACTGATGGATTTATCAGGGTCAGACAACTCAATATCACGGTAAAAACCTGCTTGTTGTAGCTTGAGAATTTCATTCTTTGTCTTGCGCATCACGTGTGTAATGCGGTAGCACGTATCCATCTCTGTTGTGCCATACGGTAAGATGATGTCTTCGGCTGGAATAAAAATAGAAACTTGACGTCCCAAATTGGGATCGTAGTACACCTTCTTAAATGCTGAACCCGTGGCTGGCAGTGACCACAACATGCGCTCATGCTCTGGACGAAACTCAACCATCTTCTCTGTCAACTGATAGTTCATATCAGCTTCAACACGAGTGGCCGCTTCTTTCTTCTCAGGTGTTTCTTTGCCAATGATCTTGGTACGTACTGGCCCCTGTGCAGGGAATGTCTCAGTGATTGTCTCAGCTTGGAACCTAACGACCGCCTCAGTAATCATGGGGTGGAACACACCCGACGCACCGTTCCAAGGTTCTGTGCGCTCTTCCATCTGGAGGCCCAGCAGTTTTAAACCTTCTGTGTAGGACTTCTCCCAATCCTTGCGGCTGTTCTTATCATTGTCAATGTCACCCGACAACTCACTCGCCATAGACTGTAGTGCACCTTCAGATACTTCTTCAGCCAAGTTAGCAGAGAAGTCATCATCTTCCCCTTCGCCAATGCTGATCTCCATATCGCCTGCTTTGATGTTGACTTCTTCAGGGTCAACGATCTCGATCTGAATCGCCTCTTCGTCTTGCGCTAATGCGTCAATCCCTGCGGGTTGTTGGTACAGTGCTTTGTCAATGTTAGTAGCCATGCTTGATCCTTAGTAATACGCCGCTTTACGGGGTATTGAGTAAATGTCGTCTTTTTCGTCGCTGTCCAAGCTGATGAACCCGCCATTCCTGAAACGGGATAACGCCATACTTGTGCAGTCAACCATGTCGTCGTGGTCTGACGCGGGAAACGAAGCCACCTGCTCTACGACTTCCTCTGCCCAACGCCTACCCGCAGGATACCAGACCATCCCCGATCTGAAAATATCTGATACCGCATTCAACCGTGCAACTTTATCACCTGTGCCCCTGTGTGGGGTAAATTCTTGAACAGGTATCCCCATGCGCCTGAACTCTTGGAACAGGGGTGTACCGCTAGACTTCTTCTCCACGATGAACGCGTCTGGCTCCCAATCTTTGTATTCTTCCAACGCCATATCTTTGAGTTCACCAAACTCCACCCGTTTGTTGATGGCGTTCATCAGAATGATGTGGTTCTTGCCGTCCGTGCGCCTCGCATCGCTGAACACACCCCACGTGAGCAGGGCCGTAAAGTCAGCGCGGTTGTTCTTTTCTGCCGCCGCGTCAAGTGTCATGATGACAAACTCAAGCTCGGGCGGGTCTTCCTCTTCCCACATCCTCCACCACTCGCGCTTGATGATCGCGCCTTCTTCGCTGGTGGGTTGTTGCTGATACTGAGCGTTCCACTGGAACAGCGGCATTGACGCTTTGGTTCTCTTAAGTGCTTCAAGGTCAAAGAACTCAGGCCACAGCGCCTTCTCATCTGGCAAGCCTTCGTTGAACACAGCAGGGAATTCAAAGAACTCATACTTATCAGCATCTTCGTTGCGGGCCATGTCCTTGGCCATCATGCCAATCAGATCGTTGGGATGCCAGCGTGTATGCACAATCGCCATCCGGCCACCCGGCATCAGGCGGGTACGAGCACCAAAAGTAAACCATTCGTACGCCTTCTGGAACACCTCGTAGTTGCCGTTCAAGATGTCCTGCTCAGAGAACGGATCGTCAACAATCAAGAAGTCAGCACCACGGCCTGCCAAAGCTGAACCCACACCACAGGCAAAATACTCGCCGCCTGAGTTGGTGTTCCACCGGCCAGCAGACTTGCTATCAGCCGCCAACGTCACCGTTGGGAAGATTTCCTTGTATATATCTAGGTCAACCAAGTTACGCACTTTGCGTCCAAAGTCAACTGCAAGGTCTGTGGTGTGCGACACCATCAGCACCTTCTTATCAGGGAAATTACCTAGGAACCAAGCAGGAAAGTAAACCGACACCAAAAAAGATTTACCGTGCCGAGGCGGAATGGAAACAGCAATACGGTCTTTGCGGTTGAACGCCATGTCTTCCAACAGAGTTGCCAGCCGCTGGTGGTGCTTACCGATCTTGTAGTCGGGGTTCATCTTCATGCAGAACTCAAGCAGACTGTTGCGTGCAACCTTAGCCGCTTCCCGTTTGGTCAACTCCTCAAGCGTGGCATCAAATGCTTCTAAATCGTCTGCCGACAGTTTGGCCAAATCTATCTTTAATAGATCGTCCATTGAGAAGTTGGAAAAGTCAATCATGCGCTTGACTGCGTACTAGTGTGGGTGTGCCTAGCACATCGGCTTTGCTCTCTTGCAGGGTTTTGGGCTTGGCCACCACATCCACAATTTCTTCTGACTTGCTGCGAAGTTCAAGCAGTTTAGAAATCCTATCTTTAATAGAAGCCTCAAGCTCAAGGGTTGTTTTGTGCTTCACGGTGATTTCACTGCGTTCGATGAACAGGCCCACGTCACCCACCTTGCCTAGCAGTTCAAGTGCACGGATGCGAATCTTGGGATCGGGGTGGGTCGTCTCTTCAATCAGCTTGTTAGTCACATAGGTTCTGATCTGCACTGCCGAGTTCACCACCACCTGATCGTACTCGCTCAATATGGACTTGAGGTGCATCACCGACGCTGTGGTTGTGATGGCGTTGGTTTGTGGGGTGACGACGTTTGTAACTTCTGAGCTACTGACCGAATCATGGAAGGCCGAGCGTGCCCGTACCTTATCTTCTTCCGAGGGTTCATCGGGTGCACCGAACGCTTGCAGGAACTCAGCCGTCTTAAATAAGGCGTCAACCTTGGTATGCAAAGACACCACCTCCTCCCGCTTGCTTGGGATTGGCACCGTCAACTCTGGGATACAGGTCAGCATGGGCGGAAATATAACACACAAACGGCAGGGCATGTCAAGACACTATCACTAGGGGGGTGTTCTGGAACACGATTTCATGGATTTTTTGCTATAAAAATTTTTTAGGGGCCGTTTTATTTCG